TATACTTATCCATATTAGGAAAGAATTGTGCAAGCTTTACAGTTGCTCTACTCTTTCCACCAGGATATCTAAGGGGTGTCTTTAATGATTTAATTGTTTGTGGCATCAATAACCTCAACTTTAATTGTACCATCTAAATGGTCTGCAAGTCTATGGTAAGCAAATGCAGTAACTACTTGTGGTACTATAAAAGCAACCATAGCTACAATCCAGAATAGGTAATAATAGTTTTCTTTGTTTTGTGTTCGTTTCATTTCCAAGATTCTTTAATGGTTTGAACTACTTCGGAAAAGTCTCCTGTGTATGAAGCTTTCCCTAAATTAAACACTCTAAGAGTTAGAGCAACATTATCAAATGTGTATCCTTTCTTATTCTCTAGTCTATCTACAGATATTGCTAATGGATGTCTTGTTATGTAATTGTAACTTTCATCTAAAGCAATACCAGACCAATGACATTTACCATCTTGATCTTGAAACTTCCTAATCAAATCATCAGGAGTAAGATCAATATCTTTAACAGTTAACCCTTGACCTTTACTTTTTCTAGCAGCATTTCTAGTCTGACCAAATCTTATATTTGATATAAGTTTCTTTGCTGTTTCAGATCGCATCTACCTTACGCCAATCGATTTCACTATCATCATATTCTGGTATTAAGAAATCGTCCATCATAAATCTCGGTCCAGGATTATATTCTAATTGAATAGAATCAAAAATTCTGTTTAGAGACCTAGCGAATGCTCTATATCCAGAACCAACATACATTTGTCCAGCAACTACAGAAAATGTAGCTACACCCCAAAAGATGTAATAGAACTTAGACTTTACTTGGTTTCTCTGTTTTTCTTTAGTAATCATTTGAATTCACAACTCATCATAATTTCTGTTAGGCAAGCTAACAAATTTATTTCTTGGTCAGGAACAATAGGGATACTGTTCATGTATTTGGCGATGACTAAAACTGCTTCAGGAATAGAAGAAGGTTTTAATACATCATACAAACTATCATAGATCTTACGCATGACCATTGTAGGATCATTATCCATGTGCTGTACTACCCAGTTTTTAACTGTGGTAAAATCTTTCTTCTTTAACGACGAAAGAAGAGAATCAAGATTAACATCAGCAACATCAACAAGAATAGCTGAGTCAATGGCTCCACTAGCAGAATAGCGTTGACACTCATTGATAAGCCTACGCCAGTCAGGATAATACCTCCTAACAAGTTTAGCCAAAACTTTATCTTCAAATTTAACATTTTCACTTGTAAGAATAGTTTTAAGACGATTGAAGAACTCACCTTGAAGTTTCACTGCTTGTTCAGGTTTAATTCTAAAATCAACACCTGTACAACGTGAATGCAATGGTTCAATAATCTTATTACTGAAGTTGCAAGTAAAGATAAAACGGCAGTTACTATGAAACTCCTCTACAGCAGTCCTCAAGGACAACTGAACATCGTTGGTTGTGTTATCTGCCTCATCTATAATAACGACCTTGTGGGACGCACCAGAGGTCAATGAGACTGTAGTGGCAAATTGCCTTACACGATTTCTCACTGTGTCTAGGAAACGTCCTTCATCAGATCCGTTGATTATGATATAGGAAGCACCAATCTCATCACACAAAGCTTTAGCTATTGTAGTCTTACCTACACCTGCAGTACCACTTAACAAAAGGTTAGGAAGTTCACCTTGTTTGACGAAACCCTTAAACACCTCCTTAATATTCTGAGGGAGTATACAGTCATCAATAATATTTGGGCGGTATTTCTCCACCCATAAAAATTCTTTACTCAAGGTTCAAGGGCAATGTAATAGGTTAGATCAACATCAGTATTAACCCACTCTGAAATTAGATGTTGAGATACTTTAACAGAGTAATCACCTGGTAGAACACGAATGTTCTCAATCTTAAGATCAAGAGAATAGGTTCCAGTAGTACAACCTGTAACTGTTATGTCGTAAGTGTTACTGGTATCATTTTCTTTATCCCTAAGAATAAGTTTGATTTGATCAGAACCTTCTTCAGAATAGAAAGTAAGATCAGGCAAACTATAAACTGCAGATGCTTTTTGCAAAGCTATAAGATCATCAGCAGAAAGACTAAATTCTACATCAGCACCAGGAAACTTTACATTCTTTTCTGGTGCAGACTTTAGTGTAATCTCAGGATCAGAGAAGTAATACTTAGCAGACTGACGACCACCCTTAATGTTTACAAAATCACCACTAGTAAATTCTAGTTGAGGATCGTTGAATAAAGAGATACCACTAAGGAACTGACTAAGGTCATAGATTGCAAAGTCAGAAGGGAATACTTCTTCACCAGTAAACTTTGCTAGAATATTTTCTGCATTAGATATAGTTCTAACTGTTGAACCTTGACGAAATACAATTGATGAATTGATAGTCGAAAAGTTTTTAAGAACGTCTAATGTTTTTTTAGATAGTGTTACTTTACTCATTTGTCATAATCAACTGAAAAGGATGTAGGGTTTTGTGCGTTAATCTGGTTTGCTTTAGCTTGCTTATCGCTAAAGTGTAAAAGGAGAATAGCGTAATGGGCAATCTTAATGATGTCCTTACGTGCTGAACCCTTCCTATCATAACGTGAAGCATATTTCAAAATATTAGACCTACAGAATGCTTCAGCATCACCAACAGAATCAATGAGATCTAATGTTTGAATCCCATTCTTACTGTAGTGAGCACCATAGGTACTGGACACATAATCAGAGATCTCTTTAAGGATCTCACCTTCATTGTACTTCAATTTTCACTCCATACATGATCTATATCACCATGATAACATTGAAATTCATTTCCGTCAAGGTCAATCACATTGATTCTGTGATTTGCTTTCCACTCCTCACCTCCATCTCCAATGATACGGACACTCCTACCGTCCTTAAGACGGAGGATGTGTCCTAGGTATCCATCAAACGGTTTGGGTTTGGTCATCGGATTCTTCTCCGTTAGTTTGAACGTCAGCATCGATCTTATCATAAAGTTCGATGAATGATTGTTTGGTCTCATCGTCAAAACGATTAACACAAACTTTGATTGCCTTCATACGATCCTGCCAGATAGCGAAGGCACGAATGATGTGTACAAGTCTACGTGTAGAAATTACTTCATCAATACCACCATCCTTGAATGTACGACGGATGATGTCTGCCCAGTTAGCAAGGTTAGTGCAGAACTCTTCGTCAAGAACACCAAGGTTTCCTGCTGCTTTCTGGAGAATCTTAGTCTCAGTAGCTACTGTAGGATACTCTTGCTCAAATGTCAATGCGAATCTCTCAAGGAAGGCTTCATTGAGCACGTTAGTTCCAATAAATCGTCCATCATCTGAACCTTTACCTTTAGTATTTGCGGTTGCGATGATGTTGAAACCCTTCGCTGGTTCGATGTATTTTCCGATTTTTTTAAGGAAAACTCCTTTACCCTCAAGGATGGATTGGAGGCAGAGGATTTTGTTTGAGGCAAGGTCAACTTCGTCAAGGAGCAAGATAGCTCCTCTGTTGAGAGCTTGAATAACTGGTCCGTCATGCCAGACGGTTGCACCGTTAATAAGACGGAACCCACCAATGAGATCATCTTCATCTGTTTCTATAGTAATGTTAACACGAATCAGTTCTCTATTTAGATCCGCACATGCTTGCTCTACACTAACTGTCTTACCATTACCAGATAGTCCAGTGATGAAAGTAGGATAGAACATTTTAGATCTGATAATTTTCTTTACATCAGAGAAATTACCGAAAGGAACAAAGTTTGGATCCTTATCAGGAACAAGATTTTGCTCAATAGCAGGAATAGCAGAAGGTGCTTGGAAAGTTTGCTCAAGTTTTTCTTGAACAGTTAAGTTCCACTTGCCAATACCCTGCTTATAAGTCTTGAGTCTCTTCTTAACAGTAGCTAAAGAACATTTAAAGTGTTCTGATGCTTCAAAGAGTTGTTTAGTATTTACCTCAGTACCAACCTTATCAGAAAGGTATGTAACTAAGTCTTCAGTTGTAACTGGAACAGGAGCGAATGGCATGTTGTGTTTTGTTGTCTATGAATATAGTATAATGTATTTTGGGGTCAATGCGACCCCATGTGTACCAGTTTGTCAACTGACATACTCTACGAAAGAATTGAGTAACTTTTTATTGGTGGACTTACTCTTAAGCATCTTCTTGAATGCTCTAGAAATATCACCTTTCTTAGCACCTGCTTCAACATCTAACTCTGTGCTCTGATTTAAAGCAGTGTTATTGATAGCATATAGAGCAGTGAATGCTGCAGGATTAGGAATGATTGCAGACTTCTCTTTCTTCCATTGCTTTTGAATATCAGAGTATGACTCAAATGAACCATATCTCTGAACAAAACTGGACAACTGACTACCCTGAAGAATACGGAACCCAATTACATTTACGTTAGGATTACGGTCACGAACTTGTTGAATAAAGATATTAGTAACACTCTCATATTCAAACTCAGGATATACACGACCAGTCTGACGATCACGTAAGCAGTTACCCCAGTCAATACGATTAGGACGGATAACATTCTCATCCTTGTAATCATTATACTGCTCTCTACCATAAGCAGATTGACATGCTTCACCATCAGTTAATATACAAACATTAACTTTCTGTAAATCATTATTTCTCTTGAACTCAGGAAGAATGTAATTAAGCATTACGATTGCTTCATTCAATGGTGTGCCAGAAAGACCAACACCAATTGTATTTTGATAGCTACCATAATTTCTATAGTAGTTTGCTTCCCTAAACAAGTTCCTACACATACGCTCATAGTCTTTACCATTAGAACGTGAAGAAATAAAGTTCATCAAGTGGAAGAAACGTGAATCAATATAGAATTCATTCTTCTCCAATCCTTCCCAAGTACGACCATAATAATCATAATCATCTGGAGTATTACCTGCTACATTTTCTATAGCACGTTTTGCTGCATACCACTCATTAGTAAATGCATATACTTCAAATGGGATCTGAACTTTCTTACAGAATGAAGTTAGATTAATAAGTTGCTTAACAGTAGCTAATATCTCATTCTGCATAGAACCAGACCAGTCAAGGATAAAGATAAGACCATGATTCTTACCATCAGGAACAACAGTTACCTTTTTAAAGATGTCCTCATTATAAAGATAAGTATGTAACTTAGTAGTATCAAGTACACCAGTCTTAGATTGACCAGAACGAGCATAAGCATCAGCAGACTTACGGCACTCAAACTCTTTTACAAGATAGTTAACTTCTTTCTGAGATTGCTTACGAAACTCATGGTATGCATTATCAACAGCATCATAAACTCCTTCAACATCAGATGCTTGACTATCAATCCAATCGTGAAGAACAGTCCAATCTACAAGGTGATTATCTAAATCAACTTTGTTAGGAATTTCAATGTATGTAGTGTTGCGACCACCATAATTACGAGAAGAAAGATTTTCTGCTTTTTCATTAAAAGAACGTTGAGTTTCAGAAGTGTCTCCACCTTCAGAACCCTCATCTTCATCTTCTTCATCTTCATAATCATCAGGATTAAAATCTGCTTTAGATGAAGAACCTGCACCACCAAAGTTAGGAAGATCAAGTTCATCTTTATCTTCAGAATCTTCTTCAGATTCTTGATCTTCTGAATCTACTTGATCTTCATCATCTTCTACTCCTTCATCAGATTGCTCAGGAGAACCTACAGGTGTCTCATCAACTTGTTCAAACTGATTACTAAACTTATGTACATCAAGAGCAATCTGTAAAACTTCTTCAAAAGTTTCTGCTACATCAGTACGAGCAACAAATAATTTTTCTTCGATAGAGAAAGGGATAAGTGCATCAGCACCAATCTTAAAATGTAAATTAATACGATCAATCAAACTGTAAGAACCAAGATCCTCACCATGAGTATCAAAGAAATCTCTATCATTTAATTCTTTATAACCACCAGCAAAACTCTTCTTAAGACCAGGATACTTACGCTTCATTAATTTCTCAATACGAGCATCCTCAATAACGTTCACAAAATCTTTAGGGCAATCAACATCATATCTCCAGTCCTTATTAGGTGTGAACAATGCGTGTCCAACCTCATGACCAACTAACATATCATATACTATATCAGATGCTTTATCCCAGTTAGGAAGAGTCAAGACTCTACGATCTACATCAAAATATGCTGTAGGAGTTTGCTTGTGCTCTACCACAAGGTTCTCTGTAGCTAACAGTCTTGCTAAATTACCTTTGATTTCTTTGTTGGTGGACATGTGTTTCTTTTGCTGATGTACACATCATAACAAAGAAATGGACTAGCCAACCAGTCCATGTGTCACTTCGTTGATTGTCACATTCAGGGTTGAGTAGTTCTTGACCTTCTCCACAGAGATAGTACGGTCGAACTTATCGTCCATACCCTGCTTATGACTGATTACAAACACTTTGGTGCTGTCATCAAAATTGCGAAGTATCCATCCTAGATCAGAAGTACCCGATTGGTCAAGCGATCCATCAAAAATTTCATCTAAGATAAGAAGGTTAGTGTCAACGCTATTCTTGAGCTTAGCAATACTACGCCAAGTAAGCAGCAAAGCGATATCAATTCGAGCTTTCTCTCCTTCACTGAAACTATCGTAAGAGAATACATCACGATATCTAGACTTGATTTGTTCCTCAAAGTTCTCATCAAGAGTGAAATTGACATAAAACTCCATCCTCTGTAAGAAATCATTGATCAATTTATTCATGGTAGGAAGATAAGTCTTGATGATCCTAGTCTTGATACCATTATCTTTAAGGAGTTGACCTGCTGTTGTAAGAACATCACGATCAGATTTTAAGCTAGCTTGTTGCTTAGTTAAACCTTTTCTATCTTTGACAAGGGTTTCTAATTTGTTATACTCTTCTTTCTTATCAACACTATCACCTTGCAGTTCTTTAATCTCTTCTTCAAGTGAATCCACTTCTTTACGAATTGTCATCAACTGGAAGTTGGTCTGAGATACAGTCGTATTTAATTCATTAATTTCCTGTGACAAGGTGACAAACTTTTCATTTCTCTCTTCTTCATCTTTGATAGCTGTCTTAAGTTCTTCACACCCCACATTAATATCATTGACCTTACATTCACCGTCACTTAGTTTTGAATCACGAAACTCTTTTGATATGTCTTGTGTACACGTAGGACACACATGGTTGTTCTCAAAGAACTCAAGTTCCTTCTTATATGTGTTCAACTTATGTGTCACCTTGATCAAGTATGTGTTCAACTTCTTCAATTTTTCACTTGACTGATGATACTCCTCCATTTCTTTATTAAGTCTACAGATTTGTTGTGTCAATTCCTCAACATTTTCTGTATCCTGTAGCTCACTCTTCTTGTATTCAAATATCTTTTCTTTCTTACGATCAATCTCTTCTTGATTTCTCTTTTCTAAAGTAAGCATAGTTTGCTTTTGTAATTCAATCTTATCCTTTAGAAGATCAAGTTGATAATTAATGTCACGAACTTCATCATTATTGTCACGCATCTTATCTTTAAGAAGAACGTTCATAGTAGAAAATACTTGAATGTCCAAGATGTCCTCAATAATATCACGACGCTGACCACCTGGTAATTTCATGAATGGGATAAACGTAGAGGATCCCAACACAACAATCTGCGTGAATGATTTATAATTCATCTTGAGCACATTCTGCTCAAAGTTTTTCTGTTGTTCGTTTACAGAACTCTCCTGATTCCACAATTGCCCATTACAATAGATCTCAAACTTGTTAGGTTTGATACCACGGATAACTTTATAGTCTAGCTTACCAATACGAAACTCTATCTCAACCATACAATCTTTTTCATTGATGCTGTTGACTAGAGATCCTTTACTAATTTTACGAAATGGTTTTGAGAACAGAGAAAAAGTAAGAGCATCTAAAATAGTGCTCTTACCTGCTCCGTTGCTACCAACGATTAAATTTGTTCTACCTGCTTCTAGATCAATTTCACTAAACACATTGCCCGTGGATAGAAAATTCTTCCAACGGATCTTTTCAAATATAATCATTTAATCTGGATCATCGGGTGGTATTAAAAAATCGTCAGGTGTGATAATGGAAAACCGTTGTCCACGATCTTGACATGCTCCTATTATAACATGATCTTCCATTTCCACAACCTGCATTTTAGGATATTCTTCATCCTGCATCATCATTAGATATCTTTCTGCATCGTCATTAGCTAAGAAAATAGGAATGACCCTATTCTCTGCTTCGTCAAAAACAGAATATACACCTTCTGGATGATTTTCTATTGTTAAGACGAACATTAGGCAACATTGCAGCTTTCAATATATAGTGTTCTCATCAAAGATTTCAATGAATTCTTGTCTACGGCAATCTCTACTTCATCAATGTATTCATTGAGAAGAGTCATTGTGTCTTTAGTTTCAAGATCTGCATCTTCGATGTTGTCTGCGTCAACTAGAGTCTCAACAATCTTTACATCATGAGCACCTACGTTGTAAAGACGATCAACCAGTGTCTCGAACATCTGGTAATCCCGTTTCTCTTCAACGATGAGTTTAATAAACTTGTCTCTATAATCTGACACGCTATGTTTGTTGTAGTCCGATTCGATGTCGTTGTAGTAGAGCTTCTCAAATATTTCAAAGGGGTTTTCCACAAATCTAAGTCTATCAGTTTCAGTATCATAGATATGAAACCCACGAGTATCCTTGTAATCATTCCAGAACATCTGATAAGGGTTACCTAAGTATTGGACATTTCCTCGTTTTGATCTATGATGGAAGTGTCCAGACCAAACACGTTTAAAGTTTTTAAAATCAGAAACTTTAAACCCACCATCAAATTTCATACCAGGTGTGACTTCAAATCCATCACACTCAAGGTGTCCACACATAATTTCAGCAGTAGAGTTTTGCATAACTTCTACGCTATCATCTCTGTTTCCAGAATTA